ACTAGGTGCGACATGGTAACCCGTTGGCATTGTCCAGACCAGGAATCGGACGCGCGCCGACGCTTCAGCCTCGGCCTCGGTAGCGAAACGTTGAGCATTGCCCGCGGGCGGCTCATTGGCGAATTCAAACATCGGTCGATATGACATCTTCAAACCCTTTCAAGGCTAAGTGAAACCAAAATTGGTTTCGCTAAACCGGCGCGCGTTTAACGCGCCGGCTTTACGAAAATAATTCAGGCGCCAGCTAATTCGCTAGCTTTGCGTTTGCGCATGCCATGAGCGGGGAAACCGATAATGGTTTTCCGGCCCGGTTCCGCACAAAGTTTACATGACGCGCAATTGTCTGTTGCGCCGGTTACCGCTGGGCATATGATAACCCGGTGCCCGTTTGGCGTTATCAGGTCTTCGGGTTTTGGCTCAATTGGTAAGATCGTGACAACCGGCCCAATGCCTAAACCCATTAGGCTATCGGCGTGCGTCAGATTGTTAGCTGATAGGTTGACAGTGAAACCGTTTACATTACATCCGCCGATTACGATACGGTTTAGGCGTTTGCTCATATCGTGATGGGTGTAAGTGAAACCGCGCTTGCCGTGGTTGGCGCGGATTATTGCTGCTACCGCCTTTGCGTCAATAACCTGTTTATTGTGCGGTAAATCCCCAACTTGATTATGACGCCATAATTGTCCGTCTTGTAACGCGGCGATTTCTTTGCAAAGTTCAGTTAAGCTTATACCGTGCGTTGTCGCGGTCTGATTCCAAACATTCCGAATAGGTCCGCCATCGCCATAACAACCCGCGTCTCGTAACGGGCAGATTGACGGGCAAGATTTTCTTTCCGTCGTCGTGACAGGAATTGGACCGGTTTTCACATTGCCGGATTTTCTGGTAAATCGATATTTCATTGTTTAAATCCATTCTTGGCGCAAGGCGTAACCGCCGTCACGCGCAGGGCCGGCGTGGGTTTTGCGAGTGCCTTTGGGCCATAGACGCGAAGCTAGTTCGTACACCAGTGCAAAACCCATATCCATTCCACAACCACTTATAACGATGCCGCCGTCGCGTGATAGCTTGTTGCCGGTTAAATTGGCGGTGTAACTGGAGAGATAAACCAATCGGCTTTTCTTGATTGCGTATAAGTCAATTCGCCGGGTCATACCGGATGCGGAACAATAGCGCAGTACCGTGAAAACGGTATCGCCTGGTTTGAGTATATTTTTCAGTTCTCTTTTGCACTCTTCTATTCTGGTCATGATTTTAACCCTTTCAAGGTTTACGGGATTAATCCCATCAAGGCGCGCGCTGTTTAAACGCGCGCCTTTGTGTGATTAACCTTGCGTGATTTTTGTTAGGCGATCATATCGCAACATAATCTTTTCGCCGGTGACGTCACGAATTGACATGGGTTTGCCATCATACGGGTGCATGCTACTGGCGATAATGAAAGCCTTGCCGGCCCTCCAATCGGCTTTTGCGGCTTTGGCGCTTTTGTAATCCCGGCCATATGCCGGCGTTAATGTGAGGCGCATAGTTTTACCCTTTCAAGGTTGTTACGGGATTAATCCCATCAAGGCGCGCGCTGTTTAAACGCGCGCCTTTGTGTGATTAACCGTTGTAAAGTTTATCAAGGTTAACCAATTCCGTTGCCGTCATTTTGTGGGCGTATGGCATGGCGTGGACGTTAACATGTTTGACGGGTTTTGGTTTGTACAATTTGACTGGCGTTGTGGGCGCCCGCCCGCCAAAGGTCCGGTTGTAATGTGTGCGCCGGTCTTGTTCGATTGTGTTAGCGTCTCGATAATCCATTTTGAAAACCCTTTCATGATACGTTTAAACTAGTGCTATCATAGTGACATTATGTCATATTGCAATAGCTAATCTGAATTATTTTTGTTGACTGGCTCAACGATTATGGGTTAAGCCTTAATCGTCAACACGTTCAAAGGAAAACGAATTGCGGAAATTGAGCGAACGGCAACGGTTATTCTGTATCGCCTACGTTGAGACCGGCGAAGCTAGACAATCGTTCGTTGATGCGGGGTACAGCGCTAACTCGAGTAACCAAGTGCTAAGTGTCCAAGCTTCTAGGCTGTTAGCCAAACCAAACGTGATAGCCTACGTTAATGAATTGAAGGCGAAGCAAGCCGAAGCGCTAACTGTCAACGTGGCAACTATTACCGCCATGCTCTACGAGACCAGAGCCGATGCCAGGAAGGCCGGCCAACACGGCGTAGCGCAATCCTGTGCGATGGGGATTGCCAAGCTCCACGGCTTACTTATTGAGCGCCAGGAGGTATCCGGTGGCGCCGAACTATCACTAACCGTCAACTATGTGCCGGCCAAGGCGTTGCCGGCGCCAGCTAACGAGCCACTAACTATTGACGTGGAACCGGACACGAAACACGAGACACCAATCGCCCCGGTCTCGGTTCGTTCTTCCAATGTCGCATAACACTCATTATGAGAATGGTTAATATGTTTATTATCAATGGGTTAGCTCAAACCCGGCTCACTTTGAACCGTGCGACACAACATATGGTAGGTGTGCCGTGTTCGTTGATTCGCACAACGTTGATTCAGTCAACGAGACCGTTGATTCGCACAACGTTGATTCAGTCAACGAGACCGTTGATTCGCACAATGTTGATTCAGTCAACGAGACCGTTGATTCGCACAACGTTGATTCAGTCAGCGATTTCGGTTTGTCAAAAGCCGGTTCCCTTTTTCGGCAACGCAAAACAATTGTCTATTGGACTTTGTAATTTTTATGCGATTTTTGAAAAATTTTTTAAAATCCAAAATTTAAAATTTTTCAGATTTTTGAAAACCCGGCCCACCTGTTCGCCCAGCACCGTTTAAGCCTTCTGGACTAAACTTCATGCAAGTCAGTAATTTCATTTCAACAGGAGATCATTATGCCAGCTAAAAAACGTGCACCCGCAAAAAAGGTGACGACCTATCAGCGTAAGGTTTTAAGTTACATGGGTTCGGGCAGCACCCGTAAAGGCAAGCCAGTACCTGTGTTGGCTGTCAGTCGGAAGACTGGGAAGATCAACAAGCCGAAAAGCCGGGCGATCAACACCGCTAACCGCGATAAGTACAAGGTGGCGAATGCTCGCGCCGTCGCAAAGGGCCGACCCAAGCCATACGCCACGACAAAAAAGAAGAAATAACCCGTGGCGGATAAACTCAAAAGCCGAAGCCCGGACTAAACTTCATGCAAGTTGACATCCCAGAGGTCTTCACCGAACTCTTCCAACCATCGCGGTACAAGTGTTACTATGGAGGGCGCGGCTCAGCTAAAAGCCACAGCTTCGCCACCGCGCTGCTGGTCGAGGGCGCCCAGACGCCGCTGCGTATACTCTGCGGACGCGAGGTCCAACTGTCGATCAAGGACAGCGTCAAGCAACTGTTGGATGACAAGATCAGGCTCCTGGGATTGCAGGATTTCTACACATCGATTCAGAATGAGATACGCGGCAAGAACGGCACCCAGTTCATTTTCGCTGGTCTCGGCAAACTCACCTCCGACCAGTTGAAGTCCATCGAGGGCATCGACCGCTGTTGGATTGAGGAGGCGCAGACCATCTCGGACAACTCGATGGAGATTTTAATCCCGACCATCCGTAAGGCGGGGTCGGAGATTTGGTTCAGTTGGAACCCACGCCACGCCAGCGACCCAGTCGACGCACGGTTCAGAGGCGAGATCGTGCCCGAAGAGGCCATCGTGCGCCGGGTCAATTATTCCGACAACCCATTCTTCCCTGAACCCTTGGAGAAGGAGCGCCGCTTCGATGAGCGCGCCACCCCGACCCGCTATGGTCACATCTGGCTGGGGGAGTATGAGCCGACGGCCATCGGGGCCATCTGGGACCGGCTTACGATCCACCAGGGCCGGCGGGGCGAGGCGCCGACGATGGACCGCATCGTGGTGGCGGTCGACCCGGCCATCTCGAACGAGGCCAAGTCGGACGAGCACGGCATCATCGTCGCCGGCACGGGGCAGGACGGGCGCGGCTACGTGCTTGACGACGTGTCCATGAACGGCTCGCCCAAGCAGTGGGCCGAACGGGCCATTGCGGCGTATGACCTGCACGACGCAGACGCCATCGTGATCGAGGTCAACCAGGGCGGCGACATGGTCAGGCACACCATTGAGAGTGTCAGGAAGAACATCCGCATCGTCGAGGTGCGCGCCACCCGAGGGAAGCACGTCAGGGCCGAGCCGATCAGCGCGCTGTACCACATGGGGTTGGTTAGTCACATCGGCGTGTTCACCAAGCTTGAGGATCAGATGTGCCAGTTCACCGCCGGCGGGTTCGACGGTGAGGGCAGCCCCGACCGCGTCGATGCGCTGGTCTGGGCCTTCACCGAGTTGATGCCTCGTCTTACGAATAAGATGGAGGACGACTGGGACGATGACGACGGGTGGGACGAGTATGGCCAGAGCGCCATCGGGGGGTACTGATGAGTGAACCGATGCCCGTCGATCTGACGCTGCACATAAGGGAGTTGTACGACATGGGCGCGTCGGTGGCATACATCAAGAGAAAATACGCTTTGAGCCGGTCTGAGTTACAGGATATACTACCCGACGCGTTTAAACCCCACCCAACCCCGGAGAGCGACATTGGCGGATACTAACTATGCGGATAACGGGGGGACCGGGGCGACCCGCCCGCCCGGCGGAAAGAAGCGTGCCATCGACACGCTGATCGCGCACGCCGACGCGGACAACGTCGTTGACGCGTTGGACTCGGCCATGATTGACAAGGTCGGGATACTGGTCAAGCGCGAATATGACATCGATAAAGCGTCTCAGCAGGACTGGGAAGACAGCAACGAAGAGGCCATGAAGCTCGCGTTGCAGGTGGCCGAGGAGAAGTCCTACCCCTGGCCCAAAGCGGCGAACATTAAATACCCCCTGCTGACCACGGCGTCGATCCAGTTCGCGGCGCGCGCGTACCCCGCGATCCTCGGTAAAGGCGATCCGGTTAAGGGCAAGGTCGTCGGAGCCGATCTGGGGCAGCCGAAGACCGACCCGCAGACCGGCGAGCCGATGATGGACCCGGAGACGGGGGCGCCGGTGTGGGAGATTGAGCCGGGCGACAAGCGCAAGCGCGCCGACCGCGTTGGGCGTCACATGTCGTGGCAACTGACGGAGCAGATGGTCGAGTGGGAGGAGGACACCGACAAGCTGCTGCACATCCTGCCGGTCGCCGGCATGGCGTTCCGCAAAAGTTATTTCTCCCCTGATCTGGGCCGCAATAAGTCTGAACTGGTGCTGGGGCAGGACTTGGTGGTCAACTCGGGCGCCAAGTCTTTGGCGACGGTGCCCCGCGCGACCCATGAGTTTACACTATACCCCACTGAGGTCAAAGAGCGCGAGCTGGCGGGGCTGTATCGTGAGATGGACCTGGGTGTACCGCCCGACGCCGGTGACGACAAGGATGCGCCGCACGAGTATCTTGAGCAGCACCGGCGTCTCGATCTGGACGGGGACGGGTACGCCGAGCCGTATATCGTGATCATCCATAAGGAGACGTCGAGGGTCGCGCGGATCGTCGCTAATTATGAGGTCGAGGACATTGCGTTCAACGATAAGGATCAGGTCGCGCGTATTGATCCTATTGAGTACTTCACCAAATATTCTTTCCTGCCCAACCCAACGGGGAAATTCCACGACATAGGGTTCGGCTTCCTCCTGCGCCCGCTCAACGAGGCGGTTAACACAACACTCAACCAGATGCTCGACGCGGGTCATCTGGCCGTCGTCGGCGGGGGCTTCATCGGCTCCGGCGCGCGTTTGCGCGGTGGGCGGCAGAAGTTCCGCCCCGGTGAGTACAAGCCGGTGGACGTCTCAGGTTCGACGCTCAAAGATAACATCGTCCCGCTGCCGTTCCCCGGCCCGGATGCGGTGCTGTTCCAACTGCTGGGGCTGTTGATCGAGGCGGCGAAGGACATCTCGGCGGTTAAGGATGTGCTGACGGGCGATCTCCAGGGCGCCAACCAGTCGCCGACGACCACCCTGGCCATGATTGAGCAGGGGATGCAGGTCTTCACGGCGATCTACAAACGCATCTATCGGTCGCTGCACTCCGAGTACCAGAAGCTGTTTAAACTCAACGCCAAGTATATGGAGCCGGAAAGCTACTTCACCGTGATGGACACACCCGAGGCGGTTCATGCCGAGGACTACGACACCAAGGACTTCGACGTGGTCCCGGTTGCCGATCCGAACGTAGTGACCAACATGCAGAAACTGGCGCGGGCCGAGTTCCTCGGCACGTTCAAGGACGACCCCCTGCTTGACGGCAGGAAGGTTCGTGAGCGGCTGTTGAGCGCGGCGGGGATCGAGGACATCGAGGACCTCTGGGCGGGGCAGCCGCCGCCCGATCCGCTCGTGGCGCAATTGGCGGACGAGATTGATATAAAGAAGCGCGAGCTTGACCTCAAGGAGATCAAGCTTGAGGGCGAGTTGGCTGAGATGGAGGCCAAGACGATCAAGCTGCTGGCCGAGGCGGAGGGCGTTGAGCCGGGACAGCAGATGGCGGCGTATAAGCAACTCATGGACGGTTTAAACACGCGCGCCAAATTGACGATTGAGGAAGGAAAACTTCAGCAAAGCGCTCAAGGTGGGCAATCTCCCGCCGGCGCACCCACGACAGAGGATCAAGGATAAATGGCATGGACCCAAGAGGAGTTCTCTAACTGGAAACAATCACCCCTGACGCAGCAGTTCTTCGCGCACCTGAAGGAGCGGCGTGAAGCGTTGATGGAAGAGTGGGCGAGTGGCGCGGCGATGGAGCCGGCTGATCAGTTCGCGGCGGCGACCTACGGTGACATCATCGACTTGAACTACGAAGAAGATGTTGAACCGTTCTACGCAATTGATGAGGCAGAGGAGAATGAAGAAGATGAGTGAATTTAACAACACGTCAGGTCTACGCGCGGTCGAGTACCGTGTCCTGATTAAACCCGACAGCACCGAAGAAGTAACCGCCGGCGGGATCATCCTGACCGATGACAAGGCCGAGCGTGACAGTTGGGCGCAGGTTAAGGGCACTATCGCCAGCATCGGCGGGTCCGCCTTTGAAGATTGGTCGCCAGAAGAGCGCAGCGCTTTGCGCCCCGGTGCACGCGTCTACTACTCCAAGTACGAGGGGGTACTGATCCAAGGCGCAGACGGCGATGAGTACCGGCTCTGTAACGATAAGATGATCGGCGCCATTATTTTGAACGAACGGGCCGCGCCGGTTCATTTGGTGCACGCGCGTACCAAGGGCGGCATGGCGGGAGCGACCGCATGAGCGCTGATCCTTGGAAACACCGCAGCGTCGGCATGGTCTGCCCAACCTGCGTGTTC